ACTATAAATTCAGTATCTATAACTATAGATGTAACACCAGATATTACTGGATTACAAATGACTACTTATACTGGAACTGTCTTTATAAATGCTTGGGCAGTCGTAGATATTGGTATAAGTAACAGTTGGGCTGTTGTTGACATAGCAGCCTAATCAAACTAAAATTAGGTATTATTACAAATTTAAAAGGAATTTATGGCATCTAGTTATTCTACAGACCTCAAACTTGAGCTAATGGTAACAGGGGAAAACTCTGGAACATGGGGTGATAAAACAAATACAAATTTAAATTTATTACAACAAGCAGTCGTAGGTTATCAAGCTATAGCACTTACATCTACAAATACAACTTTGTCTATGACAAATGCTACTATTTCTGATGCAAGAAATGCTGTTTTAGAATTTACAGGAGTACTGGCTGCAAACTCAACAGTTTATGTTGAAAGTGGAATTGAAAAAACATACACAATTAAAAATAGTACAACAGGTGCTTTTACACTTGCTTTAAATCAAGTCGGAGGATCTTCTGTTATTTGGGGAACAGCAGAAAAAAATATTAAACAAGTTTATTTAGATGGAACAAATGCAAAAGTAATTGATCTTAGTACATTAGGTGGATCAATTAATACTAGTACAGCATTAGCAAACTCTATTGTTACAGCTAGTGCATTAGACACAGCAGCAGTTACATCATTTAAAGTTGCATCTTTTGCTGTTACATCTTCTGGATTAGATACATCTGCAGTTACATCATTTAAAATTGCATCATTTGCAGTTACATCAGGAGCTTTAGATACTGCATCAGTTACTTCTGTAAAAATTGCATCGGCTGCTGTTGGACCAACTCAATTAGCAAATACTGCAGTTACTGCTGGATCTTATACGGTAGCTTCTATTACAGTTGATGCTCAAGGTAGAATTACTGCTGCATCTTCTGGAACAGCAGGAGGTGGTGGATTTAGTTTATTTACTAGTCCAACAGTTAACGGTAAAATAACAGGACCTGCAGCTTCAAACTATGTAGCAAATCCTGCAGCAACTAAAGCTTATTCTCTTATTTACGGTGGAGGAGGAGCAGGATCTAGAAGCGGAAGTGGTTGTAATTCTGGTTTTCCAGGTGGAAGTGGAGGATTTACATATATACAAACACCCGTAACTGGAGGAAGTTCATATCCATATTCAATTGGTGCTGGCGGAACAGGAACTAATGCTGCTGGAAATGCTGGTGGAGCAACTACATTTTTTAGTTATACTGTAAATGGTGGAAATGGAGGAAGAAATAGTCCTGGTACTCCTGGTACTCCTGGTACTGCTCCAGGTGCACCTGCTTTGGCTACAACAGTTGGGATGGGATCTGATTTTTTAATTGGTGCAAGTGGGCAAGGTGGAGCTGGGGGTGGAGGAATTCCAGGTAATGCTCCATTACCTAGTGCAAATGCAAGTCCAGGTGCTATTGTAATTTGGGAAAATATTTAATATGGCTATATTTTTATTTGGAATAGATTCTAATTATGGTTCTTTTTATAGAGCTGCTGATAATATAGATGAAGCAAATCATTATAATGTTAATTTATCTTCATATAAAGTAATTAATGAAAATAATTCTAATAACTATTTAAATTTTATATTAGGTAAAACTCTTGTAAATGGATATAACAATGATTCTATTATTTATGAAAATGTAGATTTTACAAAACCTATATTTCAAAATAAAATAGAATTAGATGATTATGTAAAATCTTATATTAATTCAATTAATAATTTTTTAAAAAATAATCCAAATAATCCATTATGTGAAAAATGGAATAATTACAAAAATCAATTATTATCTTTTGACACAAATTCATTAACTTATCCTTTTTATAATACTTTAGAACAATACTTTTATAATAATAATTTAATTGTTCTAAATCCTTTACAATTACCTTAAAACTGATATTAATATCATTTACAATTATTTTAAAATTGATATTAATATAATATGTTTAATAAAGAGATAGAATTTAGTGCACATGAAGATTATTTTGCATTAAAAGAAGATTATCCTATTCCTACAAAATTAAATATACCTGATTGGTATAAAAAATTAGAACATACTTTAGAAAAAAGAACTATAAAAGGTTGTATGCCTTTTTTGGATACATTAATTTCTGGTTATTTATTAAAAATGCCACAAGATTTTAATTTAATTCATAATGTTGACAATAAAAATGAAAAAGGAGAAATATTTAAAGATTCTTTTCAAACATTTGCTTTAAGTAAATTTTCATTAGATTTAAGTGCAAAAAAAATTAATTTAAATTCAGGAGTTGATGTTCATGATAAAGGACAAGTAGAAGGTTCTCCCTTTATTGAAAAAAACAAAAATCTTCCTTTTTATAAAATTTACAATCCATGGAAAATAAAAACACCTCAAGGGTATTCTTGCTTATTTGTTCCACCATTAAATAATTCAGATGATAGATTTTCTATTATTCCAGGAATTGTTGACACAGACACTTACACAAATGAAATTAATTTTCCTATTATTATAAATGGAGATAAATACCCTATTCTTGAAACAACTATTAAAAAAGGAACTCCCTATGTTCAAATAATTCCTTTTAAAAGAGATAACTGGAAAATGACTTTAAGACCAAGAAAACAAAAAGAAGTGCAAAATTCTGTAATGTTTTATGAACTTACATTAATAAATAGATACAAAGAAAAATTTTGGAATAAAAAATCATGGAAATAAAAAATTTTGTTAAAATATACGATGAAATATTACCACAAAAATTATTTTTTAATTTATTGAGATATATTGAAACTTTAAATTTTGAAAAAGCTAGAATACTCGGAGATACACATGAAGAAGTTAATTTTAATATTCGTAGAACACATGTATATGCTTTGGGTAATAATTTAGATCACACATCTTTTTCATCTATTCATTGGTTTTGTTTATTATCGAATTTTTTTTCAAAATATTTAAATAAATATCCCGTTGATTTAAAAATAAAAGATTTTGGATGGAAACAAATTATAGACGTTGGAATTTTAAAATATGAAAATACTGGGTTCTATACTTGGCATGTTGATCATTTTGCAACTTTACCTAGAACAATGAGTTGTATTCTTCTTCTTAATAATAATTATGAAGGTGGAAATTTATGTTTTAGAAATCCAGATGGTTCTGAAGAGTGGGAAGTAGAGGTTAAATCAAATAGAATGATTATTTGGCCAAGTAATTTTTTATATCCACATACAGTTAAACCCGTAACGAAAGGAACAAGGTATTCAGTAGTCGCATGGGCATTATAACAATTAAAGAATTTAAATATAAAGTAATTAATAATTTTTTAACACAAGAAGAAATAAAATTGTTAAATACATATTGTAGAATTAAACATCGATTAAACTTTGATTCTTTTGATTTCCATCAAAATGATAATGGAGATACATTTTTTTATGGAGATCCTTTAATGGAATCTTTAATGATTAGTAAAATAAGTTTAATGGAAAAAGAAACAGGATTAAAATTAAATCCTACTTATGCATTTTGGAGAATGTATACAATGTTTGCGGATTTAAAAAAACATAAAGACAGAGAATCTTGCGAAATAAGTGTTACTGTTATGATAGGATCAGATGGAACTAAATGGCCAATATTTATGGAAGGAAATAAAATTGAACTTGAACCAGGAGATGCCGTTATTTATTTAGGTTGTGAACTAGAACATTGGAGAGAAGAATTTAAAGGAGATTGGCATTCACAAGTATTTTTACATTATGTAGATAAAAATGGACCCTATAAAAATTTTTTAATGGATAATAGATCTTTATTTGGAGTATTAAAATGATATTTAAACAAAATAAAGATGGGTCTTGTGACATAGAATTTTCTAATGAAGAAATAGAAATTTTAAATAAAAATAAGAAATTACATTTATCTGATGAAAGTCTTAAAAATTTTGGAAATAATCTTGTACAAATAGTATCCGCATGGCATGAAAATTTTAGTGAAAAAATAAAAAAACAAATTACATATAGTAATACAGAAATAAAAAGCAAATGAAATTAAATTTTTTTTCAAGTAGTGTTTATCATTTTGAAAATGATACATTTTTAAAAAATTTAGATATTATTTGCAATCCCTATATAGATAAAGCTATAGAAAAAAATAAAATTAATTTTATTGGTGATAGTGATATTGGATTAGTTCATCATTCTGAACCATTGATCAATGATAATAATTTTTTAAATTTTTCAAAGTTTATACTTGATAAATCTTATTTTATTTTAGATGAACAAGGATACGATTTAAAAGATTATAATTTAATGGTTTCAGAACTTTGGGTTCAACAATTTGCAAAATCGGGAGGAGGTCATCATGAATCTCATATCCATTGGAATGGCCACATATCTGGATTTTATTTTTTAAAATGTTCTGATAATACGTCTTATCCTATTTTTCATGATCCTAGACCAGGAAAATTAATGAATCAATTACCAGAAAAAGATAAAAATAATCTTACAGATGCGTCTGAATTGGTTCATTTTAAACCAAAACCAGGAACATTTTTATTTTTTAATTCTTATTTAAATCATCAATTTGCATTTGATTTAGGAAAAGATTTATTTAGATTTATTCATTTTAATATAAGAGCTTTTCCAAAAAACATAAATAACTCTAATGATAGAAATTATTAAAAATATATTACCAGAAGAAATAAATAAAAAAATAATACATTTTTTATTAAATACTAAAAATTGGAAAATAGCTTTTGATTTAAAAAATTTAAATTTAATAGATGATTTATTAGGACCACCAGGAAAAGATTATGGATTTTCTCTACAAACTTTTGATGTGTCTGAAAATATAAATTTAGATTCTCCTTTAAATTTATATGGAGAAATTATATATTCAATAATTAAAAAAAATACTAAATATAATTTTTTAAGACCCAATAGATTTTATTGGAATTATTACAATAATTCTTCACATACTTTATTACACACTGATAAAGATTCAGATTATTTTGTTTCTTTTTTATATAATTTACATACTAATGATGGTGGTACAGAAATTAATGGAAATTTTTATAAATCAAATTGCGGCGAAGCAATTATTTTTCCTAGTAATTTTTTACATAAAGCTATTACTTCTACAAATACTAAATCAAGATTTAGTTTTAATTGTATTGTAGAACTAGAAAGAATTAATAAGTAATTTTTTTTGTTAAATATATACATTATAAAGACATTTATACTCTAAAAAAGATATTTTAATCGTATTTATACTTAATAAAGCATAGTATATAATGCTTTTATGCCTTTAAAAAAAATACCTTTACAACCAGGCTTTAATAAACAAGCAACGGCTTCACAAGCTGAGGGCCAATGGATTGATGGAGATAATGTTCGTTTTCGCTACGGTTCTCCTGAAAAAATAGGTGGATGGGAACAGATTACTGATAAATTAATGGTAGGGGCTGTTAGAGCTCAATGGTCGTGGACCGATTTGACTGGTAGACGATACGCTGCTCTTGGTACCAATAAATGTTTATATGTTTACGATGCTGATTCAATATATGATATTACACCTTTAGATACTTCAAGAAATTTAACAGCATGTACCTATACCTCTACAACAGGTTCTAAAACGGTTACTATAACTAAATCGGGGCATGGTTTACTTCCTGGTGAATTATTTATTTTTACATCTGCAACTACACCTGGTAGCCCAACAACTAGTTTTACATCAGCTAATTTTACAACAAATGCATTTGAAGTTCAAACTGCTCCTACTATAAATACATTTACAATTACAATGCCAGTTACTGAGACTGGTACAGGAGTCACTACTGGAGGAACTTTAGCAATTAGTCCTTATTATATTATTGGACCATTAACTTCTACTGTTGGAT